AGGCGCGGGCATGGGCTTCCTGCCACATTTCTTCCCAGTCCCAGGTAATCTGATACCCTTTGGACTTCAGGTAACTGACTGCCCGCTTCGGGGGAAGCGTCATGCAGTACGCCAGTTCAGCCGTTGTCACGCTCATGCAGACGCCCCCAGATATTTGCCACAAAGAGAATGCGGGCCAGCCGTTCCTGCAGATCGTCCGTGTTCATCTGAGGGTAGAGCTCCGCCAGTTCGCCCAGCAGCTCAGACGGGTTAACCCCGTTTTCGACCCGCTTAAACAGAGGTGCCAGGACGGGTTCCAGCGTGCCATTTAACACACCTCCGTTCATCAGAATGTCCAGCGCGTCGTCAAGCTGCTGCTGAGCCTGAATATCGGCATCAATCGCCTCGGCAAATGACAGCGGCAGCATGTTATTCTGGCGTTCCGACGGTGGTGTCTCGTCAATATCGCCGTCCTGCAGCTGGTACTCACGCTTAAAGTATTGCGGGGTCAGACGCAGACCCGCCCGGGTGAGTTTTTCGTCGCGGGTGGCGCGGGTGTCATCAATGGTCTCCTGTTCCCACATGGCCCAGACCGGACACGGCACATCGCCGAAGTTCAGGGTGACCACCGTTCTGATAACCTGATTCACTGCTGCCTGAATGATGTCCGCATCCGCATCGCGGATATCAGCCGTTACCTCCAGCCCGGCCTGTGCAGAGGCCTTGTTACTGTTCGCTTCCGTGGTCTGATTCTGACCAAGTAATGCAATGGAGATCTCACTGCGTGACAGTGTGATCAGCTCGCGGAATACCTCGCTGCTGTCCGCCTTACCATCCGCGGCTTTGAGTTCGATGCTGCTGTCATCGGGGATGGCGGCCACCGCGTCCTCCACCATCTGCTCCATGGAGTCCAGCAGTTTTTCAATCTCTGCATCATTTGCACCCCTCGGGTGCTTACCGATCACCCACGGGGAGCCAAACTTTTCGGCAAAGCGGAGCCAGAATTTCATCCCGCCTTTCTTGAAGGCGACCGGCCAGAAGCACATGGACAGGTCAGGGAAACCGTAAGGATTGTCATACGAGGCATCCTGTGCCGGCACCACGAATTTTGACGGTGACAGCAGCTCACCCTCCACACCCGCATCACGCGCCCGGAAGCGCAGGCAGTTGTCCGTATCAAACTGAAACCACTCAGGCGGTTTGCCGACAATATCCGTCACCGCCCACGCCCTGACCGAACGGCCCCACATGATTTCACAGGGCTGATACCCGTAGAGCACGGCATCGCTCATCTCACCGATGATGCGGGACAGATCCAGATCGTCGAGCATGTCGCGGATGAAACGGAAGACCCGGGCAGAAGCGTGACCGCGCTCCAGTCCACGCTCCAGCGATTTGAGCGCTGCTTTACGTCTGCGGATACAGCCTCCGACCAGCGGGTCGGTGCGCAGTTCGCGGTAGATACGGATATCCCGTCCCTGAGCCTTGAGAATGGGATCAGGATTGGGCAGATACATGCCCAGTCCGTAAAAGTCGATCGCGCGGCTGCGGGAGGCAATCTGCGCGGTCAGTGATTTCTGAGGCTCAGAAAAAGCAACAAATTCATCGGGTGAAACCCAGATACCCCTCGCCATCAGAATCCCTCCAGCATACGGGCCGCCTGACGACGACGGCGTGAGCTTGCCTTCACCGGCCCTTTGTTAATTTCACGGCTGGCGATGGCTGAATCCCCGTGGCGTTTACCACCGTCAGCCTTTGCTTTTGAGCGTTGCTCCGGTACGCGGGGGACACCGTTCACCACCTGAACGGCCCGCAGGTCATCCAGTGTGTCTTCATCCTTTGGTAAGTCCACCAGGTTACCGTCTTCCAGTGCAGCTTTGACCGGAGGCATATGCTCCCTGTACCAGCCTTCGGTTGGCATCACCTGCTGAATCCGGCTGGAGCCGTAGCGCTGCATGGCGTATTCAGCCAGATAGGCACCATTACCACGGGCATCAAACGCTGCACCCAGCAGACCGGGCAGGCCATCCATCAGATACCAGGTGATTTGCTCCTGCTGCCTGAACGGCACGTTACGCAACTCCAGTACGAATGGCACGCGTCGTATCAGGTTCTTCTCCTGCAACAACGGGTAGTCCACCGACAAATCCCCGCTGCGACCAAAGTCACGCCCCAGAAAAGAGCGGGCATCAGTGGGGAGTGCCTCCAGCAAGGGTTTCAGATGCTCATCAAGCCAGTCCTGCGTCTCGCGGAAGCGAACCTCATCAGACAGCAGTTCATAACCTTCCTTGCAGGTCAGACGCAATACCGGCGTATCAGCGGACATGCGGGACTCTATCAGGGCTCGGGACAGCCAGGCACCGCCACCGTTGGCCGGAATACAGTCAAGCTCTTCGGATGCACCGGCACCGTAGAATTTGTACACCGACGCCATCCAGGCCTGCTCGGATGCCTCCGACCATTCCTTCCCGGTGCGCAGACAAACGCGCCGGAACAGCCCCTCAGATACGGCTTCCCGGAAAGTGATGCGATGTACGCTGCCTCCCTGACGTCCGGCACGGATATCCCCGATAAGCGTATTGAACGGATTGTCGTCACCGTCATGGGTGGAGATAACGCGTACCTTTCCCCCCCAGATAAGCATCGCCAGCGCCGCTTTCAGCAGTTCGTCCAGTTGCTCATGGAACGCCGCTTCATCAATGACAATAACCCCCTGACGACCACGCAGGTTAGACGGGCGGCTGGAGAGCGCAACCACGCGAAAGCCGGACTCCGGGAACCTGATGGTGTAAGTTTTGATGTGTTTGTCGTCGTCGTCCTCTTCCCAGAATCCTTCTTCAATTTCACTGGCTGCGTAGTTGAATACCCGTGCCCACATGGCACAGGCCTGGATATATTCGACGGTCATGTCCTGGTTATAAGCGATGTAATACACATTCATCCCGCCTGCTGGCGCAGAAGAGGCGGCGGTCAGTACGTTATCGGATGCCTCAGCCCATGTAATACCGGTACGACGGCTCTTTTCTATCACCTTAAGCGGAGAGGCATCTGCCACCCAGCGCTGCTGGTAGGGCAACAGAACGGGAGGGGCATCATAACCGGAAGTGTCTGGTATTACCGGCGTGAACTGGCTCATGTGGCAATCCCCAGAATCTCGCGACGAAGTGCCTGTACTGCGTCGCTTGACAATCCGCCCTTACGGGCAATTTTCTCGGCCGCATTCGCTGCAAGTTCTGCTTTTTCCTTGACCTCACTCTGAAAACGCTTGAGATTGACAGAGGCGCGGGTCAGGGTCGCAATATTGCGGGAAGCGGTGGCCAGCAATTTCGCCCGATCAGTCGGATCATTCTCGTCACTGACTTGTTGCAGACGCATCAGGATGTCGATCATCTCCGTCTGGATCAACGTCATCAGTCCCGCAGAACGGTCATCCGCATCATCCCCCGCTTCACGAGCCATCAGCCTGGCTGCTTCAGTTGCCGCACGAACACGGGCCAGTTGCTGCTCCATTTTGTAGCCGAACCGCTGCAGGGAGGAGCGGGTTATCACATATCCCCTCTCTTTTAACAAACTTTCAAGTTCAGCATAGCCGGTGAAATTATTCTCCGTCAGCGCCCGCTCCAGCCAGCGGCGGACATCCGTCGGCAGAGAATCAATGCTGCTGCGACGTCCCATAATCACTCACTCCAGTATTTTTCCGGTCGGGCAATACCCGGGCCGCATTCCACGGTGTATTCCACAATATCCACACCAAGGCGACTCAGATCGGCAAACCAGTCACCGGACGGTCTCTTCTCCAGCTCCACCATTTTGCGATCTGCCAGATAATCAAGCTCCCGGCGCAGCTCCAGTTGCGTGGTGTCCGGGTAGATGGCGCGGGACACGTCCAGCAGCAACGTTTCGCTGGCGGTGTAAGGGCGGGTTTTGTTCAGGGCAACCAGCAGACTCCAGCGCAGGGATTCGCGGCGTACCCGGGTAATATCGACCATTATTGACCTCCGGTATTGCGGTACTGCTGTACCACTTCCAGTTTGTTATAAAGCGCGTCCAGTTTGGCCTCGATGACTGTCTGGCCACGGATATAATCCTCGCGACGGACATAATTCAGCGGTAAATCCGCTTTAAATCGCATAAATTCTTTTTCCAGTTCGCCCCAGTTGGAGGCGGACTGTTGCAGGGCCTGCTCAAGGGAGGCGAATCGTGCCGCCTGGCGTTCTTCTGTTTTACTGAACAACCATTTGGCGAGCCCTCCCACAAACCCCATGAAGGTGAGCAAAAAACTCACCACCGTCCAGAATTCAACCTGCAGTGTCATTTCTGTAATCCTTCCCGTTCATCCAGTAGCGCGTTTATCTGGTTTCGCCAGCGACGACATTGCCCTGCGTTGTCGATGATGTTGGCAAGGACGTCAAGCTGGGAGACACCCGAATTGCGTAACCGGGCGTCAGCGGTTTCAGGTTGCCCGGTCGCTGCGCCAGTGCCGGTGCCAGCGGCGG